ATTTCCTGATACTTCTCAGTAATAGAAATGTCTGACATTGGAATGCCATAAACCTTTTCTACAGAATAAGGAGAGAATAAGTACATGTCGTCATTTGTGCGAGCTAGCTCAAGGGTAATGTCTGGAATAACAACGCCAAGACTTAGAGTCTTAATCCTACTTTTCTCATCAGCATTTTCTTTTTTGCTGTCTAGGAATCTCAGGATGTCTGGGTGGTGAGCGTTTAGGTAAACAGCACCTGCACCCTGACGAGCACCTAGCTGGTTGGCGTAGCTAAATGCATCTTCTAGCATCTTCATAACTGGAATGATACCTGAAGACTGCCCCTGGATCTTCTTAATTGGAGCACCTAGCTCACGAACGTTGGTTAGGTTAAGACCTACTCCGCCACCACGCTTTGATAGCTGCAGTGAAGAGTTAACGGCACGACCAATAGATTCCATGTTGTCTTCTACACGAAGCAAGAAGCAAGAGACATACTCTCCACGCTGAGACTTACCTGCATTTAAGAAAGTTGGAGTAGCTGGCTGGAAGCGACCTGAGATAATCTCGTCCACAACATCTTTTGCCATTGCCTCATCGCCACGAGCAAGCAGCAGGGCATTCATAACTATCCTATCTTCAAATCGTTCTAGGTACCGTTCACCATCAAAAGTCTTTAGGGCGTATGAGGTATAGAATTTGTATGCACCAACAAATGTGGGGAATCTAAACTTATAAGAATAGGTGTGTTTGAATAAGTCTTTTACAAACTCAAAGCTATACTTATCTAAGACACCAGAGTCATAGTATTCATTTTCAACTAAGTAGTGTAGCTTTTCCTCAAGGCTGTGAAAGAACACTGTATTTTGATTTACGTGATCTAAGAAATATGCTTTTGCTGCTTCTTTATCTTTGTCAAACTGAATCTCTCCATTGGCTCCGTAGAGATTTAGCATTGCGTTTAGTTCGTGATAACTGTAGTTATCCATATAGCAGACCTAGCCTTTCTTTTACTCTATTAACATCATCGTCTGTGCCGAATATTTCTACTCTAGCAATAACTGGTACCCCAGTTTTTTGTGAGATCAACTCTGCGGCTTTGCAGTAGTTATCCCCAAAATTAGTGTTGCCAAGCCCTACTACTCCACGTAATAGGTTTCTGTTTTCTTCTATATTGAGAAAACTTTTTACCTGCTTAGGTATTGCGGATCTTTCAGAACCTCCGCCATAAGTTGGAACCATCAGAACGTATTCTGCATTTGCATAAACTGGTGAAGCAGGGTTCCAGTTTATTGGAATACGGATGGATGAATTATCCAACTTATCTACAAATCTCTTTGTATTTCCAGAATGATTAGAGAAATAGACGATTTGTATAGACATCTATTCTAACTCCTTTTTAAAATTTTGGGATAATAAAAGGGAGGGATTTTTGCCCCTCCCCTCTATCATCTTATATCAATTACTTGATTAGCTTAACCTTCTTGGTTGGGTTGGACTTGTTCCAACGCTTAGCTAGATTGTTGTGCTTCTTTGTTGCGTTGGCTAGAGCTGCCTGAGCTGTTACCAATGAAGCAGTTAGAGTTGCTACCTGTGTAGCAAGGTCTGCAACAGAGATGCTTGAAACAACCTCAGTTGCTGGCTTTGCAAGGCCTGCTACAGCAGACGCAGTAATTGTGTTAGCAATTACAGTTGTACCTGCAGTAGCTGGAGCAGTTAGAGTTGCCTCATAACGCTTATCAGTTGCGTCATAAGAGAACGAACCAATTGATCCACGAATTACTGTGGAAGAAATGCTGGCGTTAGTTACAGCGTTACCGAATACGTCAGTTACAGTTGCAGTAACTTCTACAGCAGCCCCTAGATTTGCAACTAGAGGAGCTACAACTGATAGGTTGTATGCAGAACCTGCAGTACCCTTTACGTAGTAAGTTGTTGTATTGCTGTTTGCGGTTACAACAACAGTACCAGTTTCAGTAGTGGTTGTGTAAACATAAACATCTGCAGTTGTTCCAGTACCAGTTGAGATTGTTGCTGTAGACACTCCAGAGTCGACCTTTACGATGGTAGAACCAGAAGTAACAGCTGTGACAATCTTTGCATTAGTAGCGGTTACAGTTACATTGCTTCCAGCAGTTACACCAGACAAGGCAATACGCAATGCATCAGCAGAGCTTACGTCATTATCTGAAGGAACTGGGAGAGCAATTGCAGCTGCAGAGGTGGTTCCTGCAGTCGCAGGAGCTGAGCCAGCAACTGTCAGTGTAGCAGATGATGCATTCGCAGGACCAGCTACAAGCATGGTCGCTGCAAGAGCTACTGCAGATGCAATAGCAATTAGTGGCTTCTTTAGTGAAGTCATTATTTTTTCTCCTTATTTTTTATTTTGATTTATATTAAATCAAATCTTTCTAGATATTCCTGCACATCTCTGGGCATGGGTTTATATTGTATCACATTGTCTGGAAGGTTGTCAACCTGCTTTGGCCTGTCTTTAAAAGTATGAACTTCTACTTCAAGGTTTTGATCTCTTGGGGTATGAGATATTGCACCAAAGATTGCTCCACAAACAGCATCTGCAAGGTCCTTAGATAATTTTCTGGGGTGGTCTACTCTATTATTCTTCATAATCTTTAATTCAGTTAGCTCTTCAAATAACAACTCGATAGCTGGCATGGCCAATCTTTCTTCATACATTAGCATGGCCATGTCCTCATAGTGTTTCTTTGCAACAGAAACAGTCTCAGTTTTAATTCCAACAGCTTTAAGTTCATTTTGAATATCAAATGATTGCCAACGGTCAAAAGAAACTATTCCAATATCAAATCCTTGCCTTCTTAAATTCTGAATCCATTGCTTAACTTCAGACAGGTTTACTGGGCCTTCAATCTTTGGCTCCCAGTATACAACAGCATCTACTATTACCATTGGAACTACCTGCTCATAGTCTTTCATGACTTGAACAGATACCCACTTTTCTACGTGAGCAATTGCAACTGCACACTTGTCATGCTTTTGTGCAAGGTCAGCGTGGACGTAATATTTTTTTGTTGGGTCTGGAACAAAGGTTTCTTCAAATCTCTTTGAGTTGTCAATTGGATTTCTAAGAGTCATGCAAGCACGAACCTTTTCTCTTTGCTTAAAAAATGCATCAGAGGCGAATGTTGGGACGCAGGCAAACCTCTGCATTGCATCTCCAAGGTCTGTATAAAAAGCTAGTTTAAAGTCATCAATCTGCCTGGTGGGGTTAACCACCCAGGTGGGACGCTTTAATGCAAATACCCCAGGATATTTATAGGAAGTAATTGTGTCCTCATCCCATTCAATTTCTAAAGAGTTTCCTTCTGCATCATCTGGCAAGTCTGGATTCATTATAAACTTGTGGTTATGACTAATAGTTTCTTTTTCTGCAATCACTGCATCATACCTTTGAGAGATAAAGTCTCCTGGAAAACGTGGAAAAGACAGTAGAGCAACCTTACCTAGATCTGGAAAACGAGAGTCTACTGAAGCACGAAACGCTTTATAAATGTTATCCGCAGTTTTACCTTGATCATTGCCAGTTCCAATCTCAGTAGCAAATCCAGAGATCTCATCAAGTACCGCCAGTATAAGGTTAAGGCCCTCGTGTGACTCTCTTTCCGAGTGTCCTGAGTAGACTGTGATAGATTTATCAAATTCGACAGACTCAGCTTTGGGGTTAAATTTTCCAGCGAACCAAGGCGACCGCTCAATCTTAGACTTAAAGCCTTTAAAGAATACGTTTTTCGCTTGCTGTGCGTTAATCGCAACGTTGATGATATCAATGGCATCACCAGCAGGTTTTCCAAAATACCGTGCAGGATCTTTAAGACATAAAAGTTTATATACAATATACGAACACGCAACCGTAGAGGTAAAGTCCTTGCCCGATCCTTTACCCAGCTGTAGAATAATTTCGTTTTTTGTATACTTCTTATAGTATCTTCTTCCATCTTCTTCTCCCATTATGTCGATTAAGTCTTCTAGCTTATATATTTGACTCATAGCCTCTACGATGTCATACTGGATGTCGGACAGGGGAGGCTGGCCAAGGAAATCTTCCCCCTCCACAAATGTTTTTGCATCTACAGGAATTTCTTCAAAGTTATTATTTTTTAAAACTTCTAAGAACTCATCAAACATCGCTGACAATTGTTATGACCTCTCGCTCTTTAGAAATGTCAGAGAGCCTACGCATAATCTTATCTCTAACTTCTGGGTGCTCTGTTGCCATGTCCTTAAGAATATTAACTAGTACTTCTTGCTTACGCTCAATATCTAGCATTTCTTCTGCTAGCTCTTTATTTTCTAAGAGTCCCGCTTTTTGTAGCATATCTATTCTTCTTGCCTCAATGTCAAGGACTAGCTTAATTGCAGAAGTCTTTGCACTAAGGTTTGCCGATGTTGTTGCGTCATCAATAACCTCATAAGCTTTTTGAATAAGCTTGCTATAGTGAGTATCTGCTCCTACCAAGGCTTCTTTAGCTCTAGCACGAATGGCAGCATTGTCTGCAGCCATGACCTTCCACTCATTAATATACGAGACAACCTTTTGTCTTGGCAATGCAAGCTCTTTTGATATTTGTGTTGGATCATTGCCCTTAAGGTACTCTTCAACAACTTTGTTTACCTGATCTAGATGTTCAATTAGGTTATCCTCGGTTGACATTTTTCCTGCTCCTCTTTATTGGTATAAGCTTAATTCTATCAGGTCTGAAGGATCTCCATGCAGATGCCATAGACTTGTCCATCTCAAAGCAATCTACCCAGACGGCACCAGTTTCTTTATTTGTTACCAAACTGTTAAACCTAAACTTTGCACCATGCTCCCCATGAATTTTAATTATGTCGCCTGCGACTACTATTCTTCCATTAACCAAAATCTCTCCAACCTTGTCAAACTTGGTTTCTCTTACTGGAGCACTTCTCTTGTTATTCATTAGAAGATCTTTCCTTGGCAATCTTTAATAGAATTAAGTATCCTAGTAGATCATCAATTTCGTTATCCCCTGGCCAGTCGTGTCCATTTTGTATGCGAGAAAGCTTGTCATCAATACGAACGAGTAGCTGCTCTACGTTGTCAGCTTTTGAAAATATTCTTGAAGGGTGTAAGGCAGAATCTCCATAAGACCTATTCTTAGAGATTAATAAATCTTTTACCTGATTCGAAACTCTTTCAATATCTTTTTCTGTTTGTATGCTCATCGTCTAGACTTCCTTAATTTAAATTTAGCCAAATAAACGTAGATTGTTTCTAAGCTTGTGCCACACTCTTTTGCAATCTCTTCTGGTGTTTTTTTGTCTAGCCAATACCTTTTCTTTAGCCAGGCTTCGTTCGTATACAATTTAGTTGCCATCTTAGAAGCCAACCTTTTGCAAATTATTAATTGAATAATGACCGATTGCAACAGCATCCGCAACATCGTTGTCAGAGATATTCTTATCATAGTAGGAGTTTACAAACTTAATTGTTTTTTGTTTCCTAAGCTCTCTTTCAATTGACTTTAAAGTTGATGCAGCTTTTCCAGGATTTGCATTTGCAACCTCAAGCTTTTCTGGAGTGGTTAGCTTTTTATTTCCTATATAGTTTTGCCAGGTTATTGGGCTAACAGATCCAAACCTTTTTATACCAGCCATTCTGGCTGCACCAAGCAGTCCACCTTGAACCAAGGCTAGGTCAGCAGCTGTCTTTGGGCTATTCATAAATACAGTATGCTCAATTACAATTGCGTCAATCTCAAAGTTTTTTAAAAATGCAAATGATTTTCGGGCAGCATCACCTACCTTTACGTAGGTATCAATACCACTAAACTTTATTTTTCCAGAAGCTACTAATTCTTTGTCAGTAAAAATTGCAAATGCAAGACTATTAGTACTAGCATCAATAGCACAAAGATTCTTTACTGGATTACTCAAAAGACTAACCTTTACCATTAGACAACCTCTTT